CCGCTTGTAACCCGTATTCGTTAAGTTCGCCCCCGTTTACTGGATTGTTGCTTGCATCTGTTTGGAAGTATGGATCTCCGAACGTGTCTGATAAATCTCTTTGTGATGTAATTAAAAATGGTACACCGGCATTTGCCTTTGTTGTACCTCTTGCTGTACCTGTGCCTGAAGCGTTTGCTTTGTCTTGTTTAGACACTACAAAAATCATAGGCGTTGTACCTGGTTCTGCTGGTGTGTAAAAACTCTCGTCTATTACGCTAACTTGTACACCTGGTGATATTAAAGCCATTTAAGTTCTCCTGTTATAACAACTGTTAAAAGTATTTATACGATTTTCAAAAAATATACACAGAAACCACCAAACAAAAGGGGGTAAAAAGGGAAGGTAAATACAATATGCGTCCATTATGCGAATATTGTAAGAAAAGACCTGCCGCTGTAAACTATAAAAAAGGCAATAAGGTATATTATCGTAAGCAGTGTGAAACATGCTTACACAATGGTAAAGGACATGGCATTCCTAAATGGTATAAAGCAGGTTATAGGCAATTAAATTATTGTGAGAAATGTAACTACAAAAGTGAACATACAGAGCAATTTAATGTATATCATGTTGATGGTAACTTAAATAATACTCTGCGTAGTAATTTAAAAACTATATGTGCTAACTGTCAACGTACTATGCAGAAGCAAGGCGCAAAGTGGAAGCAAGGCGACCTTGTACCTGACTTTTAAGATCGTCAATAGTACCTTCATTATATATATTAAAATCAAATTGTGCTTTTGCCCAGCGCCATTCGCTAGGATGTACATCTGTAGGCTCTAATCCAATATCTTGATATTGTCTAAACCACAAAGGATCAGGACCTCGTTTTACGCACCATACTTTTCCACCCATACCTTTAATAACTTCTACTTCATTTTCAAAGCGGACATCAGGAATAACAAAGTTTGTATCAGGATTGTCAATAATCTTCTTTTTTACAAAACTTACCCATACACCATCATAGAATCCATTACGCATACAGTCTGTTCCAAATTCCTGCAATACTAATCTTGGAGTTACTTTACGTCCTGTTTCTTCTGTCCAAAACTTATCTTCTTGCTCACGCCAAAAACGACTGTCGGGTGTTTCGCCTTCAAGCATATCGCGAGGCCAATCAAACAGTACGCTTACTGCATCTTTAAGTTTATCTGCAAATGAAATTTTTTCGAATTTATGTTCTTCCACAAGAACGTCTGCCACCGTACCTTTACCGCTACCGATTAAGCCACAAATTCCAATTATCAAGTTGATCTCCTAATTTATAATGTATAGTATACGTTATAATTTAGCAGTTGTCAAGTGTTTTTTAGCCAATTGTGAAGCCATAGCCAACGCCGCCTGCTACAGCAAGTGATACATCAGCTTCAAGTTTTTCCATTTCTGCTTGTGCTTCAGCTTTTAGTGCATCACCATTTAAGGAAGTTCCGCCCTGTGGACCAGCAACAGTAGCAAATTTACTACGTGCTTCTCCAAGCATATACTTACACTTTGCAAGTGTATAATCTTTAAGCCATTGAATAGCCATATAGTCGTCTAACAGCTGAAAGTCTGGTCTATGATTATAGCATTGTAGTAATATTTCTTCTTCTGCTCTAGGGCGTTGTAATAGTGTAAGTTGTTTAGTTGCTCTATTCCATTTAAATTCAATAAATGAACCAAACATACGTCCAACTAATTCTTGGTATCCAGCAAAGGCATTGTAAGTTGCAAGACCACCCATATTAGAACTTGCTAATAGATAGGTATTTGTATATGCTAAATTAAACGGTTCAAATAATGTTCCACCGTCGCCGCCGCCTGTGCGTGATCCTATTGATCTACGAAAGATTTTACGCACTTCCATTACTTCGTTTGGTAATACATAATCGTTTTGATCAATTACTGTAGGTAAAAATACATAAGATTCTTCAACACTATTTTCGCTACGCTGTCTGAATTTAGTAAATGCTGTATTTAGAGCACTTTCATAATGATCAGGGTCTAGTTCTACATCAACCATACCCCCACCGAGACTAAGTTCTACATACTTGTAAATTTCTTGCTTTTTAGTGTTTATGTTTGTAGCCATATATCTTCTCCGTACAATGTATTTATGCGAACGATAAATACTATTACTATGCCGAGACTCAGTTTATACAAACCCGAAAAGGGAAAAGATTACGCCTTTTTAGATAAAACTATAACAGAGATGTTTACCGTTGGTGGTACAGACGTCTTTGTACACAAGTATTTAGGGCCAAAAAATCCAGACGATGCAAGTGCTACTGCTGACCAACCGCAGTATAATGCAGTAAAAGAAACTAATATTCAAGACATGTTGTTTATGGAAAATAGAGATCGTAAGTACGATCCAGATATCTATACAATGCGTGGAATATACAGTGTTTCAGACGTAGATTTTGATATGAGTCAATTTGGTTTATTTTTACAAAATGATATCATCTTTATGACTATACCTATCAATTATAGTGTAAAAACTTTAGGCCGTAAAATTATGTCAGGTGATGTAATTGAATTACCTCATTTGAAGGATGAAAATGCACTTAATGATTTTACTGTAGCACTTAAACGATTTTATGTTGTTGAAGATGTAAACAGAGCAAGCGAAGGATTCTCACCTACTTGGTATCCGCACTTGTATAGAATTAAAATGAAGCAAATAGTTGATAGTCAAGAATTCAAAGAAATACTTGATTTGCCTGCACAAGAAGGTAGTACACAAACATTACGTGATGTACTTTCTACATATGAAAAAGAAATGCAAGTTAATGATGCTATTATTGCACAAGCAGAGGCAGACGCTCCTAAATCAGGTTATGATACTAGTCATTTGTATACACTACAAGTTGATGATAAAGGTGAACCTGAACTTGTTACAACAGATGCAACAGATCTTGATGCTAGTACACAAGGAGAACTAGCTGATAGAGTAAATCAAACTCCAGAACGTGAAGGATATACAGGATATATTATCGGAGACGGACTAGCACCAAACGGAGAAGCATTTGGAAGCGGTATTAGTTTTCCAACAAGCTCTGTTGAAGGAGATTATTTTTTAAGGATAGATATGCTACCAAATAGATTGTTTAGATACGATGGTAAAAGATGGGTCAAGATGGAAGATAATGTACGTATGACAATGACAGGTACAGATAATAAACAAACACAAAAAGGTACATTTATTAATAATACAAACGAAGCAAAAATTGGTGGAGAAACTGTAAAAGAAAGACAAGGATTAAGTCAAGCACTTAAAGCGAAGGCAGATAATTAATGAAACACAATGTAGCAGGATTAATTTTTGGAATTTTAGGTGTAATTTTTTTAGCAAAAGATATGGGTATGCATGGGAATAGTTTATTTGGTGTTAGTGAAATGACATGGATGTGGTTTACAATGGCAGTTGTACATTTCTTCCTTAACGATTGTGGGTGTAAAAAATAATGCAACATTTTTATGATGGACAAATTAGAAGGTATATTACACAGTTAGTAAGACTGTTTAGTAACTTCTCTTACAAAGATGGTGATGGAAAAATAGTCCGTGTACCTGTAATGTATGGTGATATAACTCGTCAAGTTGGGCATATACTAAAAGATAATTCAGAAAATAAAATACCTAGTGCTCCTCGAATGGCAGTTTATATTACAGGATTAGAACAAGATAGATCACGTACATCAGACAGTTCTTTTACCAGCAAAGTGCATATTAGAGAACGTGCCTATGATAGTGAAAACAAAGAATACTTAAATACGCAAGGTAAGAATTACACTGTAGAGCGTATTATGCCAAGTCCTTACACACTAACAGTAAATTTAGATATTTGGTCAACTAATACTGATCAAAAATTACAATTATTAGAACAACTATTAATGTTGTTTAACCCAAGTCTTGAAATACAAACAACTGACAATTATGTTGATTGGAGTAGTTTAACAAGTGTAGAACTTGCATCAACTAATTTTAGTAGCAGATCAATACCAATTGGTACAGAATCAGATATTGATGTAGCAACATTAGGATTTACAACACCTATCTATATTAATTTACCTGCTAAAGTTAAAAAACTAGGTATTATTACAAATGTTATAATGAGTATATTTGATGAGTCTAATGGTACTATTAACTTAGGCACTAGTCAACCTGAATTGAGAGCATTTAGTGATAGTCCAGAAGAACGCCCTGCAATGGACAAACAAAAAGACAGAGTAGTAAGAACTGGTATTGATATTGGTGTTACAACTTATAGAGATTATGATATGGTTGTAATGAATAATATAGCACAAATAATTGACAAAGGAAAAGCTGGTGCGGTTACTTGGACTAAGTTAATTGAAGCATTGCCTGGACAATATAGAGCAGGTTTATCACAACTACAATTACAACGTAAATTAATAGACGGTGAACAATCTAGCATTAGTGTAAATGGTACAGTTACAATAAACACATTAGATGAAAGTCAATTAGTAGTGGATTGGGACGTAGATACTATTCCTACTAACACAACATTAAATAGTCCATCAGGTAGAAATAATACAGGATCAATAGACTTTATAATAGACCCTGGCAAATACAATCCAACAACTACTAAAACACCTGGATTACGATTGCTATTATTAGGAGCAATTAATACAAGTAGCAACGTAGGTACCGCAGGATATGATGGTCCAGATGCTTGGAAAAATGCAGATAATACAGACTTTGTTGCAGGTGAAAATGATATTGTAGAATGGGATGGCAGTGCTTGGCACGTTGTATTTGATGCTAGTGCAGATCCTGGTACTGAAACAAAATATGTAACCAACCTAAATACCGGCGTACAATACAGATGGACCGGAACAGAATGGATACTTTCATTCGAAGGCGAATACCGAAAAGGAACCTGGCGCCTGGCACTTTAAAATAAGTACTTGCATGAGTCAAGAGATTATTTGTAGTGGTGCATTATTCTATTCAATAAAAACTAAACGTTTTTTGCTATTACATCGTGCCCAAAGCAAACAAAAAAATGTATGGGGATTAGTAGGTGGTACTAATGGTAAAAACGAATCACCTTGGCCTGCATTACAAAGAGAAATACATGAAGAGATAGGTGAAGTTCCTAATATTGTAAAAACTATTCCGTTAGAATCTTTTATTAGTACAGACGATAAGTTTAGTTTTCATACATATCT